GAGTGCAGTACTACAGGACGGTTTTTGGAGAGACATAAGGCTGTGGGGGTTAATCTTTCAGGGCACCACGCCGGTCGATCCAGGTCAGCCGTTCATCTCGTCTTTACAGGGTTCTGAGATTGACAGTTGCGAGTTTATGATCAGGCCGGTGACACCAGTTCCGGCAAGTTTTCACTACTCATCAGGGACCTTAGACGACATTCAAAACACACGCTTTTTGTTTGATACAGAGATGAGCGATAACGTGCTAGCTCTGTCGTTTGGTGGCGCCGTAGCCAAACCGCTGTTTAACTGCCGGCTAGACGGAAATTCAGACACACTGACAAATTCGCTGGTGCAGTCCGGGAGTCCTCTGGCCGATAGCGCAAAGAGGCTATTCATAAATGGCATTGTCACAGGGACCGGCTGATGTCCGATGCGCTGACCCAGCTACGGACCGCGCTCGCGCCCACCAAGGGCATGAAGCGTATTCCGTTCCCGCTGGAAAGTTACGAACATCCGTCGTTGCCGTTGGTTTCTAAGCGGCTCATTAATATGATGGCTGAGAAGGCGCCAGATGATGCCCGCACAGTAGCCGCGCTTGTCTCGACGCCCGCGCTTGATCCGTTTCAGAGTGTCGGAACTGGGCCAATTCTGGCCATGAATGACGATGAGCCCGGGGTTATCTATCTAGTTAGCGGAACTGAGTTCTACCGGATGACGTTCCCTACAAGCGGCGCCCCTACTGTAGAATTGTTGGGTGATGTCGGAACAGCGGACGCTGGGACAAGCCCCTGGAATAGCTTTGTGACGATTGCAGCAGGGCCGACCGCTGCCGTGGTGTGCGTCGCCCCGCGTGCCTATACATGCGCCCATCTAGTTGGCGATCCTCTCAATGAGATCACCGATCCAGACTTCCCCGGTGCGTCCTCGGTCTGTTATGTGGACGGGTATTTCGCATTCTCCTCTCTTGGCGATACCTCGCAGTGGTTCATATCCCAGGTGCTTGACCCGTCCAGCTTTGCCGCTCTGGACTTCGCATTCTCCGATGCGTTGCCGAATATCATTCGCCGAGTTATGACACACCGTGGGCAGCTATGGACTGTCGGCGAAAGTGGGTTTGAGATTTGGTATGATAGCGGCGGCGCGGACTTTCCGTTTCGTAGGGCAGCCGGTGGCATTATCAAGGGCGGCACTGGCTCGCCGCAGTCAACCTGCGTGGCTGACAAATCAATGTGGTGGGTGGGGTTAGACGGCGTCGTCTATCGATCAGTTGGATATGAGGCGAAGCGTGTTTCAACTCACGCCATCGAGGCGATCATTGCCGGAAACTCGGTAAGTTTGGTGGGGATGACCCACTCATGGCGTGGGCACTGGTTCTATTGCCTCACGACGCTCGATCAGAGGACGCTAGTTTATGATATGGCGACCGGTAACTGGCACGAGCGCTCGACCAGCACTGACGGATCGCTGCCCTGGAAAACCGAGCAGGCTGCGACGGACAACAATTCATTACATCTGTTCGGCGATCGTAGCACCGGGATGCTTTACACGCTGGCTGCACAGGCTACAGACGCTGGGGTTGTCGTTCTACGTCAGGCGACACTTCCTCCACTATGGGGTGGCACGAGCCGAGCGTTCTGCTCTCGCGTAGAGATTGAGATGGAGGTGGGGGGCGATGAGTCGCCAGGTGCCGTATTGCTGGAATGGTCAGATGATGGGTCGCGGACATGGGGGCCAAGCCGGACCATGTCATCCGGCACTCTAACTGAGTTGCGGCACAGGGTATACACGACGCGGCTAGGCAGTTTTCAACAACGCACGTTTCGTATGTCCGCTCACGGTCGCACTACATTTTACGCTGTGGACGCTGATATTGTGGCTGGGAATAGCTGATGGCGAATCCGCGTGTAGTCGATCCGCCGGTTTATGACCCGCCGATTATGATGGATCATCCTGAAGGACAGCGGTTTTCGCGAGCCTGGACGGACCACAATCAAGCGGTGGCTGATAGACTTTCCGATAACACGGCGGCAATAGCAGCGATGAAAACTGGCGTTGTAGATGGCAGCGACGCCGCGGCGGGGCAGATAGGCGAATATGCGACCGCTACGTCCGGCAGCGTGGGGCTGACCAGCGCGACACCCGCCGATACCGCTACGCTATCGCTTGGGGCGGGCGACCATGAAGTGTGGGGTGCCGTGTTTTTCAGTAACGGCGGGGCAACTCAGTTGCGGCAGGTAAAGGCGTGGATCAGCGACACTCCAACGACGCCGCCTGGCGATCTGATGGTGGCCACAATATCGGCCCTGTTCGTAGATGGCGGTGATCAATCCATAGCGGCGCCTAGGCGACGAATCAGCCTCGCTGTGACGACTACGATCTATCTTGGGGCGCAAGCGATATTCGGAATTTCAACGAGCAGCGCGACGGGAACCATTTGCGCGAGGCGGGTGCGGTGAGCCTCCAACGCATCGGCCATGACATCGACGTGTCGCAAGCGCTGGCCGAGGTGCTCGCAGCTGACGACATGTGGGGCGCAATCCAGCTGCGCACGATGGCTGCCGACAGGCCACACCGAGAGACGCAGTACGTGTGGCTGCGCTACCGGGCAGCGGACGAGCTGACGGATGCCGAGGCATTTGCTGCCCCGCACTGGTCGGCCTGGTATCCCTGCATGGCGCGGCTGCCGACGCTGAAGGGGATCATATTCGACGTGATGCGGCGGGTGGAGGGAACGCACCTCGGCGGGTGCCTGCTCACGCGCATTCCGGCCGGCAAGCGGGTGTATGAGCACACCGACGAAGGCTGGCACGCCGAGACAATGAACGCGAAGCTGTATGTTATCCTCCAGGCAAACGCGGCGTGCATCAACTACTGCGGAAACGACGTGGCTGTTATGGAAAGTGGGAGCGTGTGGCAGTTCGACAACTCCAAGCCGCACTCGGTGGTCAATGGCGGAACGTCAGACCGGATTGCCTGTATTGTCACCGCTAGGGTGGAAACATGAGCGACGCCCCGAGCAATGTGGATTTAGATCAGGTGGCCAGTGAGGCACTTGCGGCATTGTCCGCACAGGCTGCTGCGGACGACGCAGCACGGCTCAATAAGCTCGTGATGCAGCTTGCGATGCGAACGCTGAACCTGCCGGCGAACCGGGTCACTGTGAGCGTCAAGGGCGACGTGATCGGCCTGGCGGCATATCCTAGGACGGGCGGTCCGGTAGCTGTCAGTGGCTCCAAGGCGGATTGCTTGTCTGGGCCGAAAGATTGGGTAGAGGCTAGGTGCGCAGAGATCATGCAGCAGGCGCAGGCGAAGAAGTGACCGAGGAGCAGCAGGGCGTCGTTGCAGGGATCAGCTCCAAGGTCATCCAGGCGCTGCCGGGAACGATGCTGCTAGTGTTGCTGCTCAATGTGGCGTTCATCGGCGCGCTGTTCTGGCTGTTATCCCAGCAGAACGCCTCACGGGAGAGGGTGTTGCTCCCGATGATGGAGGCATGCAGCCGGACCATCCCCATGGAGGCGTTCCCGCACGGCGTGATACCAGCGCCAAAGCCTTAAAGGATCAGCCGTGAAAGCCTGTATCGGAAATGACCCATACTGCCCTTGTCAGGACGGGGATGCCTGCCATTACGTGGACCTGCCAGGATCGCCAGCATTCGTTCGAGCTGCGGCGCAGCCTATCGAGACCGATCTGCACATGTGCGAAGGGCTGTTTGTGAAGCACGCGATCTTCGCCGCCGACACCTATATTCCGCAGCATTCCCATGCGTCGGATCACCTGTCCGTCGTGGCCACGGGGGCGGTGCGGGTCTGGCAGGATGGTGAGTTGATGGGCGACTACCATGCGCCGGCTGGCATTGTTATTAAAGCACGTCGCAAGCATCTGTTTCTGGCCTTGGAGCCGATGACTACGGTTCTTTGTGTCCACCGGCTCGATGAGGATGGGCAGGTCCCCATCCACGAAGAACACCACATCGTGGAGGCTTAAGATGCCGTTCGCCGCAGCGGGCGCGATCGCCGGGGTTGCCAGTGCCGGCATCGGGCTGGCCAGCAGCTTGTCGCAGAAGGGTGCCGTTGCTGGAGGTCAGTCCAGCGCCAACGCGGCGCAGACTGCGGCGCTTGAACAGGCCAGGAACGACCTCGGGCCATGGCGCACCGCTGGGGGCAATGCGTTGGGCGTGGCGGGCGATCTGTCCGGAGCCAACGGCATCGACGCGGCGCGTGCGGCACAGGGCAACTTCCTGGAGTCGCCCGGCTATCAGTGGCAGCTCGGGGAGGGGCTACGCGCGGTCGATGCTGGTGCTGCGGCCAAGGGGATGCTGCGGTCCGGCGCCACGATCAAGGCCGAGGAGGCGTACGGCCATGGCTTAGCCAAGCAGGATTTCGCCAACTACTACA